TAAAACATCAGTTAAGGAAATTTCAGTATCAGGCACAGCAACAACAAATGCACTTGATATGCTTTTAGAAAATATAATGGGAGAAGCAGAAGGTTCTGCAAGTGGAGTATATACTTTTGCATCTAATGCAGGGGTTCAATCTGTAGGGAAAAGTGACTCTAGCCAAGCAGGTACACTTCTTTCAGTAGTTATAAAATCACCTTTAACTGATACAGATTTATCATTTAAAGATTGTGTGGTTACAACATTAACATTAAATGGTGATGTTGGGACAGAAGGTGGTAGAATTAAATTTTCAGCTACACTTCAAACAGGCTCACTTGTAGAAGACTTATCAGACTCTTCAACAACTGTAGATACTACTTTTGCTGCTAGTGAAAATTATTTTATGAGTAGTTGGTCTGATGTTGCTTATAGAAAAATATATGGAGTAGATGATTTAGTTATGAGTTCCTTTTCATTAAACTTAGAAAACCCAGCAACATTTTCAGGTATTTCAAGTACAGGTTATGAAGTTGTGTCAAGAGCAGGTGAATTTTCAGCTACTTTAGATGTTTCAGCTAAATACGATGTCAATACCGAACCTTTAATTGCATCTTTTAATAATCAAACACAAGATGGTTCTACTGCTGCACAAGCTACGATCCTTAACAATGATGGTAGTTTAACTGATGGTGCTTTTGGCATAAGTATACCAAAATCATTTTTAACTAATGTAGCATTTAATGAAGGCGATGTGATGATGTTAGATGTTTCTGTTAAAGCAGTTGGAGATGGTTCTAATGCTTTAGTAGAAGTTGCATGTTAAATTAAATAAAGAGGGAGCAACATGAAAGTCAAACTCGAGTCAGGTAAAGAGGTTGTGTTAAATGACCTTACAGTAGATGAAAGAGATGAATTATTAGATTCTGTTAATTATGATAGCTCTAAAGATGGCATTAAAATAAAGATGATACACTCTACAATGACAAAGTTCATTAGATTAGGTGTAAAAGGTTCTGATGATAAATTTATAAAATCATTAACCTTTGCTGATAAAAGTGAAATCTTTCAATTAATGCAAGGAGATCTACTTAACCTGGGGGAAGAAGAAGCCTCAGACTAGCTTTAAATGTTATGTTTGAGGCTTGCCAAGGATGTCAGTATGAGGAATATCCTTATAAAGCTCAGATACCTGTAATAATAGATGGCAATCGACCAGTTTGGGAATTTAAAAGTGATGAAGATGTCTGGAAGGTTGTAGATTTAATAATAGAGGAAATAAATGAGTCTAATTCTAAAGGCAATGAGTTTGATATTGTATCGTCAATACAAGCACAATTGCCTTTTTTTACATGCAGAAATGCATTATATGATAAAGAAGACCAAAAAGACATACAAAGGTATTTGTATTGTGAGAAGTTTAATATCCCTGCATATAAGGGAAGTTATGGCGAACAGCCATGTTTATGGGTAGATAAGGCATTTGTTATAAGAAATGCATTTGCAAAGTTAGAAAAAAAACAAATTAATAAGGCGAAACAAGATGGCACAAAAGCAATTAATAATTGAGTTTAAACCTAAAGGTGATAAAGCCCTAGTTAAGGCTATAAGAAATTTAGATGTAGTCACTAATCGTTTACAAAAAACAACTTCAATTTACGAAAAAGAGTTGAAAGCTATGGGCTTGACTCAAAGGCAAGTAACTTTATTTTTAAATAAACAAAACAAAGCAAGTCTTTTAGGGATTAAAAATAATAGGCTTTTAAGTAATTCTTTTGCAACACTTCGTTCTAAATTATTACTTGTTTCTTTTGGAATAGGATTAGTTTCTGTAGGATTCAAAAAACTATTTGATGCTTCTATAAAGCAAGAAAAAGCTGAGAAAAAACTTTCAACAGCACTAGGGGAAACAAGCACAGAGCTACTAAACTATGCTTCTGCCCTCCAAAAAGCCACTACTTTCGGAGATGAGGCTATCATAGAAGTACAAGCTCTTATAGGTGCTTTCACTAAAGATGAAGAACAAATAAAAACATTAACTAAAGCTACTTTAGATTTAGCAGAAGCTAAAGGAATGGATTTAACTTCAGCAGCAGACTTAGTTGCTAAATCATTTGGCTCTTCTACAAATTCTCTTTCAAGGTATGGTGTAGAAGTTAAAGGTGCTGTAGGCTCTTCTCAAAGACTTGAATCTTTAACTACAAATATTGCTGAGTTATTTGGAGGTCAAGCAGCAGCAGCAGCAGATACTCTTGGGGGTTCAGTTCAGCAAATGACTAATGCTATGGGAGATGCAAATGAAGCTGTTGGTAAGGCATTTGCTCCTGTAATAAAAAAACTTTCAGGGTTTTTAACAGAAGCAGCAGGTTCAGCTAGAGAATTTTTCTTAGAATTTGCTGAAAATGATTTTGAAAAAACTGTTAGACAGATAGAAGAAGCAGGAGGAAATGCAGATGACTTAAAGTTATCTTTTGCAGAAATGACAAAAATAAACATGCAAGATCAATTTGAATCAATGCCTGATGATTTAAATTCTTCTAAAGAAGCCTTGCAGAAAATGAATGATATTGATAAAGAAAGAGTAGAAATATTAAGAAATATAGCTGCTATTGAAGAAGAAATGACTAAAGAAGGTATTTCAAGAGCACAAGTCCAAACTTTCTCTGGAAATCTCATGGAAGAAGAACTTAAATTTCTTAAAAAACATAGAGATGAATTAGAAAGAAGGCATGCCCAGGAAACTATGTTTGCTAGTGAATTTGCACAGCAAACAGAATCTCAAGATTTAAAAAATGTAAAAGCTCAAATTACACAGATAGAAAATTTTCAAAAAATAGCTAAAGAATTTAAGAAAAGGTTAGATGATGAGGATGCATCTTTGGCTAATAAAGATAAAGATAAAGAAAAAAACAAAGAAATTTTGCAGTTTTTAGTAGAATATGAAAAACAATTAGCTTTAATAGCCAGTCTTACAGAGGGTGATGATGAAGAAGGTGGGCTTTTCTCAAGAATATTTGGCAAATTTACTAAACAAGAAGAGATGGAAACTCTTGTTGGAAATATTGATAAAGTTGTTAATGCTGTAGCTGGTGTAGGTAATGCCTACGATAAAGTTAAAATGCAACAAATTAATCAAGCTAAACAAGCAGAACTTGATACTGCTAAAAGCATAAGAAATGAAACAATTAGAAGTAATAAAATTGCAGAGATTGAAGCTAGATATGCTGAAAAAACAAGAAAACATAAAGAAAAAATGAAAGATGTCAAGGTTTCTGAAGCTATTACAAATACTGCTTTAGGTATAACTGCTGCATGGGATGAACCTTTCCCTTTAAACCTTGCATTGGCTGCACTTATAGCTGCTCAAGGAGCAATGCAAATCAAAGCAATAAAAGCCCAGAAATATCAATATGGTGGATTGGTTGGTGGAAGAAGGCATTCTCAAGGTGGAACTATGATTGAAGCAGAGCAAGGTGAGTTTGTTATGAGTAGAGATGCTACTGAAGCTGTAGGTATAGAAAACTTAAATAGAATGAATGCAGGCTTAGGTGGGGCAGGAGGAACTAACATTATTATAAATAACCCTATCTTAGGTAAAGATACAATAGAAGATGAGATAGTTCCACAAATAAAAGAAGCTCTTCGTAGAGGAGGTTCTATTGCTTAGTTTAGACAGTTATCCTGAGTTTAAATCAGATATACAAGGTGGTACTACTAATATACATCCTGTTGTTAAAATAGAGACTAACCCTATTCTATATTTATCTCAAAATGAAGAGAGTATGCCTTTAACTGAAGGTGGGACAACAGTAAGATTTCAAGCATTAAACCTTAAAATACCTTCTATAAAAGAATCTTTAGATATAAAAAATAGAAACTTTAAAATTAATAATTTTACTATAACTTTGTCTAATACCTATTATACTTATTCTTCAGGTAGTAGAGTTTTATTTAGTGACTTATTGGCTACTTCTAACTTTATAAACTCTTATGTTCAAATATACTGGAAATCTCAATCTTGTAAAAGCTTAAATCAATGTCTTCCTGTTTACAGGGGACTTGTTAAAAGAGTTACACATGACTATGATAATGTTAAAATAATATTAGAAGATCTAACTGAATCTGTTATGCATAAGCAAGTTCCTATCGGTGTTTTAGATACAGTTAGTGCTTATAGGGAAGAAGATATAAATAAAACAATTCCTATGGTTTATGGGAAAGTTCAAAAAGCTCCATGTGTTTTATGGAAAAACATAGATCTTGACTCCTCTACTTTAAAAAGAATATATACTTTGGTTGATAGGTTTGACATTCCTGTAAGAGAAGGTGAAATAGATATTCACGATCAGATTAGAGAAGGTATGTCAGGAACAACAGATTTTTTATATGTTTATTCAGGGGAATACTTAAAGGTTATGAAAACTTTAGACACTACTCCTCAAATGGATGAAGCTATTGATTTTGAAGCTCCTAGTAATCCTATCCAGCAAGTTGAAATTGAACCATCGGAAGACACACCTTATGATGTAAAAGTATATCTTAGGGCAACATATAGCAGTATAATCCCTACAAATTTAATATCTCAAGGGAGAATGCAGGTACTTTATAATAGAAAGGCAACTAATTTTGATATAGCAGACCTTTCTAATCTGTCTTTTTCAGACTGGAACACAGATGCTACTATTAATTGGGCTATTCCACCTAATGAAGATAATGTAGGACAAATTGATGTTTCAGCTCCTGGAAATGCAATTGATGATGACTGGGAAACTTATGCTAGTGTTCCTACTTACAATCCTGTCTCATATGGAGCTGAGATAGCAGAAACAGAAGATGGATGGTTTCCATTAACTAATTTTAACAATGGAGCATTTAATGGAAATGCAGAAACTTCAGATGCATTTTTAATAAATCACAATACTAACTCAACTATTTGGGATGAAGAAACACCTCATATTACTGAAAACGAAAAATATTGGCATTGGCACAGAAATGTAAATCGTTTTTTAGGTACTGATTTAGCAGATAAAGTAGAGCTTATTCGACTTCCTAATGCAAAAAAATTATATACATATTTTTCTACTTGGTATAATCAGAATTATCCTAATGGCAGACCTTTAAGAGCATGGGGTGCAAATGTTCAACCAACACATGGTATGACACCCCATATTAGTAGTTTTGATAAAAATTTCTTTAATCATCAATGGGGGACTCCTCTTGATTTTCAAAGAAATGAATACTCTAATCCTACTGAAGCAATAGATATAAATGATGATAAAATGTGGGATATGACAGACTTTCATGGGGCAGGTTCTAGTAATAGAACAAACCCTTATGATAATTTTCATGTAAATCTTCCTAGTTCGCAGAATTTAGGTGATGTTAATATACCTAATTATTTATATAAACTAGCCTTAGATATAGAAGATCTTAATGATAGTGCTTCGTGGTATCAAACGAATATAAATGCATTTATTACTTTTGCTAAAACACCTGGTAATTCTTCTATTTCAGGCTACCACCTTGATGGATTACCTAATCCTTCAGGAGATGGAGCTATATCTATAGATTTTTGGGATTTAATGGAATATAATGGAAAATATTATGATACACATTTCCCCAGATATAGAATCAAGGGATTAAATCAAAGACATGAAACCTACATGAACTTGTTTAATCTTTTTTGGGATGACCTAGATGTTGAATGGAATGGTGTTGATGGTAATATTTGGAACAACACATCAGGTAATGCAGGAACAAATCAAGTGTGGGATGCAGCAAGAGAAATTACAATTGGTAGTGGTTGGGAGCTGTATGGAACTTTTTTACAAACTGGAGAAAATTCTAATACTTTAGGATGGAATAAATTCTTTAATAACAATGATTGGCATGTGCATTTTACATCTTCTTATACATTTCCAGGTTCAGGGATTACAGCTCCTAAGGGGTTAATGATACCTGCTGTTATGACCAAACCTACTTGGCTTCCAGGTGCAGGCTCTTTCCCTACTGGAATAAAAGTCCATGGATACCATAGTCCTGGAGGACATCAAATGATAGAGCCTCCTGATGATGGCTTTTTTACAATAAGGACTGAAAGTCATACTTTAAACACTTATGCTGTAATGATTTCATTGCTAGGTTCAAATATTGATGATGAAGTAGAAGGTTCAGGATTTAGTTATGTATATGGAAAAATACAAGTAGAAGAAAGCCCTAATCATTCTATTACAAATTTAAATAATAGATTACAACTTAATCAATTTGGAGTAGATCTTCCTGATACCCCTGATGAGGGAGTAGAATTAATATTTTTAAACGAGCTTACTGATATAAGTTTAACCGATTTAAGTAATTGTTTTAATGGTCTTCATACAATGCTTGACACTTCTGTGGCAGGGACAGCTCCTGGCTTTACTGATGGAAATATAACTTCAACTGACTGGGATGTTCCAAGTAGATTTAATGCAACTATGTTAGGTTTTTCTTTTGAAGACCTGGATACCGAGACTCAAGCTACCTTTAGACTTGGTGTTAATAATTTAGGCATGAAGCATATTTTTGAAATAGAAAATATATTTGATAAAAACTATTATCTTGAAACAGGAGGGAGAATACATAGCAACATAAGTGAAGGAACACCTCCTACATCTGTTATTAGACATATTATAGAAGAAGAATTAGGTATTGGAGTTGAGGTAGACGAGCAATATAATAATATCAACACTTCTTTAAGTGGTGGTGAATGGAGTATGGCTTTTTCACAAACAGAAAAAATTGAGGCTAAGAAAATAATACAAGAAATAGCTAAAAGTTCTAATATAATACCTTTATTTAAGTCTAATGCAAAGCTAAGTATGGCGATAATACAAAATACTTACAGTAGTGGCGATGTTAATGAAACTATTGCTGTATCAGATATTATAAGTTCATCTGCTGATAGAACTAAAATAGAAGATGTTAAAACTATGGTTGCAGTTGAGCATACCAAAGACTATGAAACAGATTCTTATAAGAAAACATCCTATGTAAGTGCTTATGATTTCTATGGTAATGGAGATAAAGGATATAGTTTAGGATATAAGAAATCTTCTTTTGGATTAGATAGTAATAACCCTGGTGATTCTGTTTTAGAATTTAAAAGTGATTATGTGAGATATGATGCAGGTTATACAGGGGAGTATTTTGGCAGTTCTACTCCTGAAAAACTAAGAGACTTTTTACTTGCTTTTAATTGTAATCAACACACTATTATTAAGTTCAAAACAGGTATTAAGTATTCTCATTTAGAGGTTTCAGATATTATTAAATTTGATGGTTTGATAAATGGAATAAAGCTGTATGGAGAAAACTACACAGGGACAGTTAGAAGAAATGGTCAATACATATATCCATATTTCATGATAACTAGCATCAATAAGTCTATTGATTCAGTTAATATTGAATGTATGCAATTACATAATTTAGATAGAAGAGATGGAGTATTAGAACAAGCTAGTGGGGACTTCTTTCTATCAGGGTCTGTTACTGAAGAAAACTTTAATGCTTTGGAAGCACATTGGTTAAACCCAACTCAATATATTTCTGAAGGTCAAATATATAATTGTGACATAAATGGTGATAAAATTGTAGATGAGTACGACTTAGCGATTGTAGCAGAGATGTTGGACATACCTTTTGACCTTGCAACAGGAACTAACATACCTGTTTATGGGTGTACTGACCCATTGGCATTAAATTACAATCCTGATGCAACTGTTGATGATGGTAATTGCACATTCCCTCCAACAGTTTATGGCTGTACAGATGAAAATGCATTAAATTACAATCCGAATGCAACTGATGACAATGGTACTTGTGAATACCCTTATCAAGGGGAATATGGGGCAGGGTTACCTGTTCAAAACATTGACACCTACCATCTTTTACCTAACATGACCCAAGTTGGAGGTGACAACCTTACATTAAGAGATTTAAATTCTTGGGATATATCTGCTAGTTGGGCTAGTATCCATACCGATGTATACACCCATCCTACAGATTTTACTCAAAGTGAATTTACCGATTATTTTTATTTTACTGTTTTAATTCATCACCATGATTATGCCACTTTTCATCCGAGTGGTGACCCTGGCAATCTGTTTAGATATGATTTTTGTAGTGACATGAGTTATTTTCAGAACTTTCCAGATATATTTAACTTAGGTAATGAAGTGGCTACTAATAACGATGTTCTTATAAACTCTACAACTCCTAATGGACTAGCTAATTACTCAGGGACAGGAGAAGATGTGCCATTATTTGGAGTTAAAGATCAAATTCACCCATACGAACATGCAATATATATTAAGATAGGAGAGGGTGATGAAGCTGAATGGCTTGCATATTCGTCGCAAAACACAAGTTTGTTTATAGATGGTAGAGTGGGATCTACAACAATAGGTTTTAAAAGAGGTTGGTTTGGAACAGCAATAAGGGGACATGCTCCAGGTGAGCCAGTTAAAATATACAGGTGGATAGAATAAATGTCTTTATATAGAAAAAAAGGATTATTAAAAAACAGACTTAAAGGAATCCCAAAGGTTTCTTATGCTACTATTACAATAGAAGAGTCAGAAAAAGAATTTTCTGAGCTATACTTAGATACTGATGGCATAGTTAAATCTATACAAATAGACTTTGTAGGAAGTATTGGTAGTCTTGTATTAAAAAACAAACACCTTAGAATAAGTCGAAATTTAAGAAGAGGTAAAATCATAATAAATAACCCTAGAAAATTAAGCTTAGGAGATGATTATCTATTTAGATATAAAGGGATAATAAAACATTTTAAAAAGGTAACAGTCTTTGGTTGGGGCAGCAAGGCTATATCAGTACAACCAAGCCTACCTTCTTCTACTAAAGAAAATATACAAAATAACGAAAATATTGTAAGCACAAGTGGTGAAGTGTTTAGGAATTTTTATGAGAGAGGAACAATTTAATGGCATACAGTTCGGTAGGAAGACCAGTATTTTACATAGATAATTATTTATATCACAAGACAATAGGAACTACAATGACCACGATTGGTTATGATGGTGATTTTGGTTTTATAACACCCAGTAATTCACCTAGTTTATTTACACTTAATCCTGCTTCATCTACACGATTGTTTAACATTACTGGTAATGCTTCAAATATTGCACATGTCCCAATGCCATCTTCTTTTATGGATTATGACCTAACAGGAAACATGAATACTTATATTGCTATTTTAAATCACGATAGTTTAACTAATTGTGGATTAGGATATGTAGAAGCTTCAACTGGAAATAATTATTTTTTTCAATTAACAGGTTCTCAATCTAATGCTATGGAAGTTTTAAATGGACAACATGATGGATTATGGTATCAACCTTTGCCTGGCTCTACTATAGCAACAGGCTCTGATCCTATTGATGGGGAGAATTTTCGTGTAGGTTTACTTGGTGATGCAACTGTAGGAGCTGTAAGTGTAGGGATTCAATACACCATGCCACATTCTCCTGATTTAAAATTAAGCATGGAAATAGAGATGGATGGAGTTAAAACAGTAAATGCATCAGGTGGAGGAACTATTTCTAATATTAAATATACAGGCAATCCATTATGGGTTAATGGAAACAACAAAACAAATCCTTTTGATGTATATGAAGATACTTTAGATGTTACTCAGACAGGAGCTAGAAGAAATGGTAGAAAATCTTGGAATCTTAAATTCTCTTATATGAGCGAAACAGATTTGTTTTCTTCTAATTTTAAAGGGGGTAATTATACTGAACACCCCAATGATTCAACTTACAATAATAGTGATTTAAACCCTGAAGGTGGAGCTTCTGAAGGCTCTTTAGCTTTTAATATTGAAACAGATGACTCATTCTATGCACAGGTGTGGAATAAAACACTAGGAGGTGCTTTACCCTTTATCTTCCAACCTGACAGCAACAACAATGATGACTTTTATATTTGTAGGTTTGATCAGGACTCTTTAAGAATATCTCAATCTGCTTATAAAGTATACGACATATCTGTTAAGATTATAGAGTCTTGGTAGCTACCAAATAGGATTCTCTTTTATAGCCTTATACTTCTTCTCATTATACTTTCTTGATTCTTCTAGCTTACAAGGCTTACATATTTTTTGTATTCCAGGATAACTGTGATACTTAACCTGGTCTTTATACTTAATCTTCTTATTACACTTCCTACATATTTTCACTTAAATACCTATCAATGTCTTCACCTGCTATTTTTTTAAATTGCAAGTATTTTTTATAATCTTCAAGGAAATCATCTAATCTCAATAATATGTAATTCTGCCCCCTATCTTCTCTTACCACTACTGCATCTACAAAGACACTAGGTTTTAGCCATTTTGCTATGTTTTTTCGCCTTTTAGCCTGTATTCTGAGTTCTCCATGAGCTAAACAATCAACTTCTTCATGCATTCCAAATGCTTGACCATTAGATCCCCATGCTCTTTTGCATTCAATTCCTGATTCTTCAAATTTAGCTACAATTTCTCTTTCATAGGTATTACCTTTTACTTTACTTGGGTGTGCCATTTTTCTCCCTTTCCATTTTATTTAAAACATTGTGTATGATTAAATTATACTTTTTAATAGAATTTTCTTTTCTTCTTATTTTATGTTTTTTTAGGTGTGTGTCATTGCAATAAATAGGCACTAATTTTTTCTGCCAATAAGTTTCCCATTTGTTTGCTTCCTTAGTTTGAAACACATAAACATCTGTAAAAAACTTGTCTTTTTTGTGGTTTTGGATTCTATCTTCTAGGTTTATAGTTTGCCCAACATAAACAAAATCGCATCTTTTTTTGTCATATAAAAAATAAACATATGAAACATTACCTTTGCTGATTTTTTTAAGCCTTCCAGTAAGTCTTTTCTTTAATTCTTTAGGAATATCTTTTTCATCTAAAGTTTCAAGTGTAAAAGCCATTTAATTATTTTCTTTTTCTATAAGTTGAGTATCATATATGGAAAGAGGCAAACCATCAACTCCCATATTTTTACTTTCTGTAATGGCTAATCCATATCTTCCTTTTTTAACTAGATTTCTAAAACTTTGATACAGTTTATGTTTTGTTTCATAATCTTTGTGTAATATTTTTTGTATTGGTAATTTTTTTGTTAAGTCTTCATTACCAGGGATACTAACTACTCCTATTAATCTCATTTTTCTCCTTTTTAATCTTTTCTTTTTCTAGTTTCAATTTAAGTGCAAACTTCCTCATAGCTTCTTGAGGTGTTTCACTTTTCTTTTTCATTTTCTTTTTACAAATTTCACATATCATCTTTCAAATCCCTTATTCTTTCTTCTAATGTATCTATATCATTAAAGCCATTAAGTTGTATAACCATATCTGTCATTGAGGACACACACCAAACACAAAAAGCTACAGGAGATATACCAAAGTTCCCAACTATATCTCCATTATCTTCTTCTATTTCTGAATTACATATATTACATTCCATCTTTATTTTATAATCTCCCATGGAACACAATAGTATTCTCTATTATTATCAGGATATTGTTTAGTCTCACAACCACCTGCTATATTAAGAAAATCATTATGTTTTATAAACTTGTACTGCTTATATGTAGTAGAATAGAAGAAATACATTAAAGGCATTATATCATTCCATTTATTATAATACTCAATGTTTTCTAACTTCATCCCTAATTCATCTTTACATCCCTTTACTTCTATAAAACAAGTGTTTTTAGCAAACATAATATAATCGGGAGTGTATCGAATCATCTTTTCAATTGTTATGAATTGATTTCCTGGGATTCCTGAATTTAATTGATCTAATCCATATCTTATAAATCTAATGTGATTCTCAGCACATTTGTCTTCAAATAATAATTCAGCAGTATTGTTCTTTTTTCTTACATTAAATGGTTGCTTATAATCAGACATTCTTCCTTTCCTTTTCTTTTTCTATCCACTCTTTATACTTTGGATTGTTGCTATATTTAGAGCCAAACATTTCTCTTACTGCACACTTTCTACAGATTAACCCTAAAAAATCATATGTAATCTCTGAATGCCACTCATAGAAGGGTGCATTCATTTTATAAGTATCACAACACTTGCATCTCTGACTTAAATTCTTCATATATTTGATCATCTATTGTTACCTCTGATAAGTCGCCACCTAGTTCTATATATCTTTCTAAGCAGTTAAATATCATTGATTTAGTTACCATTGTTTTTGTTATTTTGGATTCATTACCGATACCAGTTTCGCAATAATTCCTTAATCTGAACCTGTAGGTGTCCAGAATCACCTGATGAGTTTTGTCCATTATTAGCCTTTCTTTTTAAGATACCCTTGTGGTGGTGAGGGAGTCGAACCCTCTCAAGTTAAAGGAATAATAAAAAACTTGAACCACTACCACCATATTACCACAACACATTTTTCATCCGACATGAAAAAACACACTCACTAGCCTGTTTCATTTCCTTTTATTTTGCTTATGTCTTGTGGTAATTCTCTGTTACAATCTTCCATTGCTTCTTGCATTCGCTTAACTACATTAGCTGATGATTCTCCCATGGAAATTATAACATCAAACCCCTCCAATGCAATAGAAAGTTTCTTCTTCAATGCTTTGTTTTCTTTTTGCAACCTTTCACATTCATCACTTAAACCTTTTATGATACCATCTGGTTTTTCGTTTATCATTTTTTTCTCATATTTTGTTTTGTTTGCTGAATTAAATCTTTTACCCAATCTTGTGGAGCAGAGTCTACTTCTGCTTGTTTCATATATTCATTTCTCTTTTTTATTTGCTGATCTATTTGTTTATCAACTTGAACAGGAATATTCCCACCATTTTCCATTGCTCTACTGAGCCAATTATTTGTAAATCTTTTAAAATCTTTCTTTGCTTTATTTGTGTTACATAAAAGCCATGCTTCACATTTTTTAATTTGGGCTTGTATATCCACATTTGGATAAGCCTTCTTCCAAGTTTCAAGTAACTCCTGGGGGATATTTGAGTAGAACTTCTTGATTCGAGTGTTATAAGGGTCAGCTACTTTACCTCCATAGCTTACTTTTGAGTAGTCCTCCAGAAGATACTTGAAAACTTTTCTTCCATCAACCCATTTTTCTTTGCCATTTACACGAACTAATATTTCAAAGAACATGGGCATGGTTTAGAATGGAACTTCGCTTGTATCAAATTCAGTAGCAACACTTGTGCTAGTAGAATTACTATCTGCTTTAGGTTTCCATTCACTTACACTTATACTATCATAAGTTTTTGAACCATCTTTTGACTTTTGGTTTTCCCAAACTGCAATATTATACATCTTACCATCTAGTTTGAAACTACCTGTTTTATCAGGATGGTTATCAGTCGCTTTATTATCATTCTTCCAAAGCGAACCTCTTTTTTCTTTTACTTCATATGCCATGACTTGATCTCCTTAGTTAAAAATTGACATTAGCATCAAGAGGAATACAAGTAAAACTCCTTGTAAAAATATATCCATTACTTTTCCTCCTTTGGTTTCCATTGTTGAACAACCACAAAACTATTAGTGTTAGGGTTTAAAAACTTATTGCCTTTCATCTCTGCAACATATTTAAAACCTTTTGGATCAGGAAGGTTGTAAAGATCTCTTGCTAATCCATAATGCACAGCACACCTCTTAAAAGCATCTGAAACCTCTCCTTTTTGCTGTTCTACATTAGATTCTGTTCCACAATCAGTTTTATCTATAGAAACACAAGTACCATCTTCTCTGATGTATCTTATTGTTATAGTACAAAACAATATACCTTTTTCATCTCTATAGAAGCTGTTGCTCCAATTACCCACACCTACTATACTATCTAACTTATCTTGAATATACCTAGCATCAACATAAGCTAACATTCTAGCAAACTTCTTTTCTGACCAATTAAATGTTGAACCAGGACGATACTTTATCTCATCCTTTGGAGTTGCAACATTTAACTTTGATAACTCATTTTCTTTTATCATTTGTTATTCCTTTTTTGTTTAATATATCTACCAGTTCGTCATGTCGTCTTCTTAGCTCCATAACACTTCCATGCTCGTAATATACTTTACCACTCTTACTCACATAAATCTTTAATTCTGAATGTTTTACTTTTTTGAATTTATAAAGATTTTCAAATCTTTCTGTTTCAACCTCTATAATTTCAGAAAACTCTGATTCGTTCAATAGTTTATCCATTATTTTATTCCTTTTTTGTTAAAATGCTTTTTAATCTTCTCTGCCTTCTTACGAGTAGATTCTCTTTTCCATTCTTCCATCTGATAGTCTAATTCGCATTCATCCTTTAAATGCTTATTATAACCACCTCTAAAATATTCCTTTATTGCTCCCATTTATCTCCCTTCCGATCCAAATAAATCCCAATATACTATTCTCTTAGCATTAGGATATAAATCAGTTATCTTACATTTTAATGTGTCTTTTAATTTCATTAACCTAGTATGGTTAGGTCTGCGAACCTCTGCTATATAATTAGATAGTTCGGTAGTAGATATTCCTACCTGTGTAGCTACATACTTACCTGTGTAGCCATTTTCTGTTATCTTCTGTTTAATATAATTCATACCTCTCCTCTTTTAAATAAATTCGTTTACATAACTTATAACTAATAATTTACAATTACAAGTATTTTCTTTTACATTATTATAAATAATTACTTTCCTTCTCTTAAAGTAAGTTCTCTATTGATTTCTAAAAGATCTGTCATAGAATATACTTCATTGGTTTTAGCCCAATATTCTTCTATATCATCTAAAAACTTCTGCAACTGCTCTGATGTATGCTCTTCCACTTTATCTAATTCAAATTCCATTTTATTCATTCCTCCATTTATCCATTATTTGTTCATCAGTAGAATTATCAATATAAAAAGTCCATCTGCCCATTTCTATATATAAACAATCCTCTGTTCTAACATCTATTGTCATACCTCTGTCATCTATTTTCATTCCATCTCTCATTTTTATCTTCATTTTATTCCTCTATTTTTAGTTTTGAAAGTTCAAATATATAGTCTTCATAGAATCTTAATATTTTCTTTATTTTTCCATCTTTTTTGTTTTCGTCCTTAGGATATTTACTTTTACATTGCCTTTTTATATCTGCTACAACTTCATTCCTTTTCCAATCCAACTCTTGGTTTATTCTGAATATGCTTTTATTTTCCATTTATTTATACTCCTCATTTAAAGTTCTGCGATATTGTTCGTGTAAGCAATCAATTTCTTCTTCAATATGATCTCTTAACTCTGTTGTATCAAATAAGCTACCACCAGAAGCGATAGTATTTATATAACTAATTAATACTACTTGTAACTCTGGGGGTAACTCTTTAAAACGATATAATTTATCACTTAGATCGTATTCGTATTTATCTTTCATTTTATTATTCCTTTTTGTTTTGTTTTATTATAAAAATTTGTTAATTTATAACCTTGACTTTTTTGGTTAAATACTTTTTCGGTCAAGGATATAATATAAAGTCGCACAGAAAAAGGGGATAATCTTAGTATATGCGATAGGTAGATTAAACAGATAAAATACCTTCTAAGGCTGACACAAATTTCGGTAAAATAAT